AAAATACTACCAAGGGCAAAATCGTCGCGCTGACCAAGTACCTTGAAGACGATGGCACCGTAGTCTACTGCGCTGCCTACGCCTTTCCCGAAGACCCAGAAGAGTCCTACTTTGACAATCTCTGTTATCACAGCGAGATAGACGCCCTGCTATCTGTATTCGAGCTGCTGCAGAGCCACAGGGAAGAACCGCTCTCCTCTGAGGGCTACCGCTAAATGCAACTTCGAGAATACCAGCAGACCCTTGCGGATCAGGCCTTTATTGACTCCCGCAAGGGTCTTTTTCCTTGCGTTACCTCCTCCACTGGCAGCGGCAAGACCGCAATAGCTGCTGACATGGTTCGCCAGTTTCTTGAACTTGGCGAACCATGTCTTCTGTTGGCGCATCGCATAGCCATAGTCGAGCAGCTGGCCCAAACAATCAAAGACCATTGCGGTATCAACCCACAAATCATCACCAGGGATCGCACAACTCCTTTGATGCCGGTCACTGTTGCGATGGTTCCGACATTAGCCAAGCGCGACCATTGGATTGAAGCGTTGCGTCACAGGAATTTAATCATTGACGAATGCCACCACGTAAGCCCGAGCTATACAACTCTTAGGGAACGGCTCGAATCTCGTACCGTCTCCGGCCTAACAGCTACACCCATCCGACCTAATGGGGGCACAATTCTTGGTCCTCATTCCTTTTCACATCTGTTGCTTGGTCCTCCTACTCGGTGGCTGATTGAGCAAGGTTTCATCTGTGACTATGACCTCTATAGCTCAAAGATCGAAATTGACACCAGGGGGCTCACCTATCAGAATAGTGGTGAACTCTCTATCAAGGAGCACGAGGAGCGTGTTCTAAAGATTAGCGGGTCTGTCGTGCCCGACTGGTTTGAGTTCAACCCCAAGAGACTTAAGACAATTACCATTGGGGTTACTGTTGACCATGCCAAGCAGTTGGTTGGATTGTATCGTGATGCTGGCGTTAAGGCTGAGCTGATTGTTGGCAAGATTAGCGAAAAAGAAAGGAAGCGCATTTTCCAGAGATTTGAGCACGGCAATACCGAGGTCTTGGTATCGGTGGCTCTGATCGACGAAGGATTGGACATCCCGAAGGTGGGCTGTGTTCAACTGGTGCGAAATATCGGTAGTGTTCGCTTGCAACGCCAGCTCATTGGTCGCGGCCTGCGTAAAGCAGACGGCAAGGATCGCCTTATCGTGATTGATCATGGCCGCTCATGGAGTAACGAAAAAATCGGTCTTCCTTGCCAGCCTTACCACTGGCCGGTTCACCCGAAAGAAAAGGGTGCTGTTAAGCGTAAATCTGATGAATGGATGCGGCGCGATAATACGGGCAAGATCGTGGTCGTTAATATGGTGGAAACGGGCAGTCGAATGGAACTCATTACACCAGCGGTGGTATCCCAGGGCAATGACCTTGCGAGGATGAGCGCCAGCCAGCGAGCCGATTTCTTCAGGTCCGCCAATCCAATCCCAGCCGTGGCTTCCCATTATGAGCAGACACTGATACCTTCATTACTAGACACTCTTGACAAGGCCCGCCCTGGCGCCGCTGGTCGCAGCCTGGCTCGACCTGGTGCAACTACGAGTAGGAGACCACGATGAGCGCCAAGGAAAAGAAGGCGATAGGTCCAAAGGTCTATGTCTGGTTTATGAACGGACTAGGCCAAGAGCCCGGTTGGGTCGCACCTACGAGTAATGGTTTCTACATGGTTGGCGAGCCTTTTGATCGGCCAACTGGCCCAAACCGACCTGCTGAGCGAATGGTCATGGTGGAACACAATGGCTACGTCCCAAGGCCGATCCCTATTTGGCGGGTGAGCTTGACAAAGCCCAGTGGACCTGCCGTCGAACCTGTGCTACAGTTTAGGGGTTCACCAAAGCCAGATTGATGGCCCAAACACCACAACGACGATCAGCGGCTGCGCCGCCTGATCCCAGTCTTCCGCCTCAGCCTCAGCAGGCCCTCCACGGCCACCTAGATCAAGCTCGTATGGTAGTCAGCTATGCGATGGGTCAAGCTGCATCGAACAAGTCGATGCAGGTCAAAGGCAGGACCAAGGGCTTCCTTGACCTTGATGGCATGTATGAGGCACTTGCTCCACGGCTAAGTGAAAACAGTCTGGCACTTTCTTCGGCATTGACATTTGCTGAGGGTGCGAACATGTTTGTCATTCGCACCAAGGTCACATCGCTACTGACGGGCGAATCGGATCACTCAGACATTCCGCTGGCTTCGATTCAAGACAAGAATGACATCGGCGGCATGATGACTTATGGCACTCGCTATAACATCATGGCTCTGTTCTCCTTCTATCCAAGCCCGGATGAAGTCGCCCCTGCCACTGGCGGCTCATTTGCTGGCGCACCTAACGCAGCCCCGGCCAGGACTGGTTACGGACGCCCCGCTCAATCTGACGTAGCTCCAGTCCAAGCACCGCCCGCCCAGACTGGTGTTCAGCGAACTGATCCAATCGCTTATCCCGTTTACGATCCATCCGTTGCACCGCAAGTGCTTAGCTAATGACATCACGTTTTAGCCTTTTCCCGAATCAATACAAGAAGGAGGAGAAGCACCCTGACGTACAGGGGACAATCCACATCACGGTTGAGCTGATCACAGAACTGGCTTGGCGTGTTCAAAATAATCAAGGCATTGAGCCCGGTTATGGCCCTAATGGCAAGCCTGGGATCGGCGTCAAGATTGTTGCTTGGGACCGGCCATACAATCCGCAAACACCCAACGGGCCAGTCTTGACCGGATCACTTGAGTCTCCTACCGAGACTCAGCGTCGGGCGGGGGCATCCGCCGCAAGGAAGGCCGCTGGAGAAGGCACCCCACAGGCTGGCTATGGCGCTCCGCAGGGCTATGGCGCTCCGCAGGGCTATGGCGCTCCGCAGGCTGGCTATGGCGCTCCTGCGCCAGTGGTGCCGACTCCTGTTCCTGCAGCTCCTGCACCGCCCTACGGGCAGCAAGCGGCGGCTGTGCCGGCCATGGCGGCCCCCGTCCGCCCTGTGCCTGTTTTTGATCTTGCTACGGGGCAACGGGTGTTGCCTGTTGCGACAACCCCAACCCCACCCGCGCCTGTCTTCATTCCCGCTACGGGGCAATGGGTGATGCCTGGGGCGCCAGCTCCGTTGATCTGATTGTTGCGCCCTGCCGGGAGCCTATCCCGGCATTTGCCCTCAGGTTTTCAACACTATGATTTCCGATCCTCTTGTTTGGTATTTCCTTTCTGGTTTCATGTTTTACTTTGCCCTGAAGTTTTATTGTGAGCGGGAGACGTTCTGGACCGTATTAGGGGGCTGGGGCTGTATTGGCATGACAAGCCTTCTGATTGAGGCGCTGGTAAACCGGAGCCTGTCCCGATACATCCTTTTATTGGAGAACGCTCGATGAATCTGGTGATCCGCAAGCTCTTGATCTTCTTGGTGTCGCTTTGCTTGACTTGTGTTTTGATTCGCTACGCCGCAGTTAGCTTTAGCCAGGGCAACATTTGGCTAGGCTCCTGTGATGTAACACTAGCTTTGGCCTGCATAGGTCGCGTCTATGCTTTGCAAGGAGCGTCATGAAACCAATCCGCGTTAATTTTTGGAATAGTATCATGGACAGGTTTGGCCCTTCTGAGCTTGCTCTTTCTCGGGGTGTCCCTATTCCTGTTTGGCTGACCGTAATCTACTGCTTGATCTTTCCTGTTAATGGAAGGAGGGATGTTAGGGAGCGGAATCGTCTGGCAGCAGTTGCCCAGCATCGCAGGGGAAGAAGAATTGGTGCGAGTGACCTGGGTTCGTAATTAAATGACCTTCATCCTTGATTTACTCCCGGCCAATCCCAGGCTTGAATTTATTGACGAAGGACATAAATACGTTTACAACGATCCAGTTCTTGGCGTCCTTGAGCCCAAATCTGTTTCAACCGTACTAGCTGAGACGGAAGCCAAGTGTTTTAATTATGGGATTTGGCGTAAGAGTCTGATCAAGAAGAAGTTGACATACGAGCAAGCCGAAGCCTATATGAAATGGCATCGGGAGCACAGGGCCGCCGTTGGAGCAGCGTTTCATTGTTTGGCAGAACACAGGTTTAAGGAAGGAGATAGCTTTGACTTGAGCCTGCACTCTACCAAAACCCTGCCGGAAGCCGTAGCAATTTTTCGTAATTTTGATCGGGATTTTGTGCCAAGGGCGCGGAGAATCTTGATCATAGAATTACCGATGATACACCCGGCATTCCTCTATACCGGCACACCAGACCTAGTGGCTGAGCTAGACGATGGAATATTGTGGTCCTTAGATTACAAAGCAGTTGGACAGGACGGAGAGAACTCCTATAGAGCATTCCTTTGGTGGTTGGAATATCACGGGCTAGAAGAAGCGCTGCAATTTAATCGTGACAATCCACCAGACATTCACAATAAAAACTCAAGAAGTTGGCGCAAACGCAGCGAATGGGTATTACAGCTTGCTGGCTACGGCGAACTGATTAGAGTTAATCACGGTATTACCATTGAGCAGGCTGCAAACTTGGTACTTAGTGATCAGAAGTTCAGATTACTAGAATACAACAAGGCTGATCTCGCTCAGGCCCAATCAAGATTTCTTGGTTTTTTGTTGGAGTATCACAGCCGCCAGGCCGGCCTAGGCAACACGCTCTCCAGGCTGGCCCTGCCAGCCGTGGAGGCATTGTTTAGGCCCTAGGGCAGATGAGTAGCCAACCAAGCCGCAAGAGCCTCGATTCGGCGCTCGCCAGCCTACTGTGCTACGGTTCACTCAATTGCACCCGAGAATCAGATGAGAGACCATGGCTTACGTCGCGCCATGAATCAGACCCTGGACGAAGCGGTAGCGATTCGCTTGGAGCAGTTGGCCGAGGAAGCGGGAGTAAATTATACCCTTCTGGGACGATGCCTCCTGTCTCTTGCGGTGGGACTGCAGCCCGTCCTGCAAACGGGGAAGGGTAGGAACGCGCAGGAGTTAAAGAGGGCTCACGATTTCCTGCTTGACCGATGGCCAGCGGTGGCCGCTGATTTCGTAGCACTGAAGCACTTTCGCGTTCCCGCCAAACCTTCTCCCTACGACATTACTCAAAACGAAAAGCATCCTCACATTGTTTAATCGTGAAGATAAAATACTTCAGGGATGCCGACAAAGTCCCCCTTTTGACGGCAGCTCAAGAGATCGAACTGGCCAGGATCATCAGGGAAGGCGTAGTCCCGGGCGCTACCAAGAGGCAGATTGCTGCAGCCAAGAGGGCAACCCAAAAATTTGCCGAAGCCAATCTCAAATTGGTATTTAAGATTGCATGGAGGTATGAGAAGTTAGCAGGAAAACTGGAGATCGACGATTTAGTACAGTTTGGCAGTGAAGGACTGCTTCGCGCTATTGTAAAATTCGACTACGAGCGCGGGTATAAATTTTCCACCTATGCTTACGCTTGGATTCGCCAAGCAATACAACGGGGTATCGCGGATCAGTCAAGAACCATTCGCCTGCCCACCCATGCTCACGACGAATTGCGGAGCATTAAAAAAATCATTGCAGAACATGGAGCTGCAGGAAAAAGGGAGCCATTAAAGGACGAGGATATTGCAGCTCGACTAAACATACCGATTGATCGGTATAGACAAATGCGCAGAGTATGGTCGGATGCGGGCAGTACAGATGCCTCAATACTAGAAGGTGCTAGCGAGCAAACTATGACCTATGCCCCGGTAATCGAGGATGAGGAAAGGGAGAGGCAGAAAACTACAATGCTGGACTTGATTTACCAGCTACCAGAACAGGAAAAAAATATTATGGTTTGGAGGCACGGCCTAAACGGCGAGCAACCCATGACCCTGGAAGAAATTGGTCGTAAGATTGGACTATCCAGGGAGCGGGTCAGACAGATCGACGTTGCCCTCACTAATAAACTTCGTGCGCTCCTGACCTGATATAGGAAACCAGCGCATCTTCGACTCATCTAGTTGGCCGTCAAGCCTACCCCCATCCATTTCAGCCAAGGCCATGGCAATGAGCGCCTGAAGTGCGGTCCTATTAGTGGTTAGGCTTTTGTGGATGGCAAGCACACTTTTAATCCTGTGACATCCAGGGCATAGCGCGATCATGTGCTCATTGTCCGAGTCGTTCCCTTTGCGAATGATGTGATCCACTTGCAATGCATCATGTTTTTGCCCGCAGTTCTGACAGGTTTTTGTCCGCACTCCCAGCGTCTCCCTTCTCTTGCCGCCGAAGTATTTAGCATCAACCTTTGATTTGCGATTGCAGGTGTTACTGCAAAAGTTAGCGCCGTTATGCTTGCGATTGGCAAATTCAACCCCGCAGTATGGACAGGTCGTAAAGACGACATTCTCCAAGTTGGACGCGATACTGGGCAGTCTTTCGGGATAGTATGCCTTGAACGATTGAACCAATGCTCTGGGGTCAAGGTCCAAGGCCTTGCAATAATGCAGAACGCAGAGGCCAGGTTTGTCCGCTAATTCCTTTATTCTGATTGCTGCATTTCTTTTGGTGTAACCCTGGCCATAGGGCACTTTTTTGAGCTTAACGATTGTTGGAACTGGTTGGTCGTAGAGATCATTGCACTTCGCCATGACCACTGCTGGATTCCTGCCAATCTCTTCAGCGATTTGACTGGCAATCATTGATTCCATCGCAACAGCGCGATGGATGAACGTCAGCTCATCCTTACTCCATTCGGATGGCTGAATTTCAACACCAGCAGAGATCAAGGTCCGCCTAATTTCTCCGCCGGCCACAAAGAATATCTTACCCGTCTCCCAGAGATTGTTATTTTTTTCTCGGTAAGCGCGAGTCACTTCGTCGATGTTCATGGGCGAAAAGCCAGTGCTGTCAGGTACTTTAGCTTACTGTGCCCCGGAACCCGAGCACGGGTGCTAGGATTCTGAGGCACAGTTCCACCTGGATCTCTCGCGTAAGATTCGATGCGCCCAGTTGATCCCGCGAGGCAGTGCTTTTGAGCCTCAGTCCAAGCTGGAATTGGCTTTACCTAAGCAAAGAAAAATGACAGATTCTCCGTCGATGGCCGCGCTTCGTTCAATTTCCGCCCTGAGGCTGGACCTCTTGTGTCACCAGCCGAGGCTCCTGGCGCAACTGGCTCCGAGTCTAATTAGGGCAGAGGAAGCAATTCACGAAATTGATTCAATCGCTTACAGGGAACTCTGTGAAACAGCTTAGAATGGTTCAGGCGACTTTGCGCTATGCCGCATTTACCGAAACAGATCAAGAAGCCCTTGATTTTATTCATCAAGCCGCAGAGGATTGGCCCTTTCCCGATGATAGGGCTGAGGTGACAATGGTAACTTCTTTAGACTCTAGGGTAATGCCTCTCCCCGTCAGTGACCTCGTTTACCACGACGGGATGGATGACGAGCTGACAATTGCCGGGGCATTTGAGAAGTCGCCCAAGCCCAAGAGCCTGGCGCCCGCACCAGAGGAGCAGCGGCAGCTGCCGTTTTAGGTCAGGCACTTGGCAGTTGGTAGGTATCCCCGAGCCCGCTGGCTATCAGGAGGGCTCCGATCTCAGACCAGTGGGCTGCGGTTAAATCGGTGGCTGCAGCGATTACATCTGCCAGCGACTGCTGCAGGGCAGTGACATTGGCGAAGCCAAACTGTGCGTTGATTAGAAGGGTGATTAGCTCCAGGTTGGCCGTCATCAGCTGCGGCGAAGCCGCTGTTTGGGTTTTAATTGCTTGGTAGGCGGCGGTCGTGATTAGCCCGGCATAGAAGGCTCGATAACGAGTGCCGGAATCCGTGATACGCGGGCCGATAGCCCACGCTTGACGCATTACTCCGTCGCTGCCACGAACGGGGGTGAGAGGAATGAGGACTTCCGTTTCGGGGTCGTACTCGGGGGGAGCGGTGGGGATGATGTAGATATTGGTCATTAGCCGAAAAAGCGATCGGTGGACACTGATCCTGTTACCGTTGTAGCCGTCGTCACGTCCACGCCTCTGTAGAATGCTCGAATGTTCAGGTTGAGGGGGTTATCCGCAGGGTTGGTGTAAGAAGCCTGGGACTGCCCCGCTGCGTAAGTGAGTGTCGCGTTACTGGTCAGCTGCGTTCCGCTGGTGGCCATTTGCCATACACTGTCTGTATAAGAAAGATCGCGTACATACCTAAGGCCAGGACTGTAACTTATCCCTGCAGGGCCAAGCGCGGTTGCATCTAAATTCCCAAAAGCGCCAGCCATTCCGTGATGCTTATTGGTATTGGTAAAGCCAGCGGCCCAACTACCAAAGCCACCCGTGTTCAAGGTGGAACCTTGATTGTATAGACTCACTAAAGCGTTCATTGATGCTCCACGGGTGCCATCCGTTGCGGCACGGTTGGAGATAAGGCCATAGTTGCCATTGTCGCCCAGAATATGGATGCAGCTTGGGTCAAGATTCCTGTCAACCGCTCCGGTCGGCTGCGGGTTGGTGGTTGCAAAAGTCTCGAAATACATCCCTATGTCAAGGCTCTTGCCCTGGCCAGAAGTTGCAATGTAGTGCTGTGTATTCTTGGTGCCGTAAATAGTGGCGGTCTGCATAGGAACGCCTTTTGCCACGGCTTTGGGTAGGTTCGTAAGAGTTGAGTTGCCAAGAAAATAGACACCGCCGGAAATTATATTCGCCTTGCCAGTAACTATGATATTGCTACCAACGCCACCGAAACTTGGGTTGCCGCTGCCTGTTCCTTTCGGTCCCAGTATTGTGTCGCGAACTCTAAGGTCGCCGTCCCCGACATACATGTTTGGAGTGCTAAAAACTCCGATAACTGTTAGGCTCGTGGATACAACCGCGTCTATATAGTCATCTATAATGCTTTGGATCGTGGCCGAACTCGATCTATACGAGCTTAGGTCGGCAAAAAGCGACGACGGGTAATTAGCCGTATCCCTGATGGTAGATAGCAGTGACGCCCAGCCGACTCCACGTACGCCCCCGCCACAGGAAAAACTCAGCTGGGTTGGCGCTACCTGGAATAAAACATAAGTTGGTGCCGTGCTTGGATATACTGCAGTGGCGAAAAGTGGTATTGCAAAAGGACCGCGAGCATCATGCAGTGCCTTTACATCAGTGGTAGGCTTTGTGTTGGCCGTTGTATAGCTAGATACGACATTGGTAGTGGGAAATCTAGCCGTTGCTCCAACGACATCGGCAATGTGGTCGAATGGGACAGGCGTGGCCCAGTATGGCCCATTAGCCAATTGGTATCTGACAGTCTCAAACTGGCTGAAAACTGCGTTTGCGTAGGCGACGGCAGCCGCAAACGTAACTGCAGTCGCTCCCGTTAGAGGTGGCGCATCAAATACCTCTGCGGTTGACCTAACTGGGCTAAGCGCCAAAGTGGCCGATGTGCCATCAAAATTGAAAGTCTGTCCTGCTGCTGTTGCGCTATCAGGTACAACATAAAGAGTGGCAATTCCGGTTCTGCGGGTAAGAACACCTGTGTTTCGCGCCCAATAGTTCAAGCCCTTGAGTGTGACCACCTCTGGGGTTGCGTTGATATTCGTATTTAGGGCGGCGTCGTCCGCCCCCGAAATCGTGTTGGCCGATCGCAGCGCAGCCGCGTTGGCCAGTTTGACTGGTCCGAGTGCAGTGGTACTGCCGGAACTAACCGATGGCAGTAGTAGTGTTGATACCCCACTAAGATCCCAAACACCAGAGCCCACCAGCCCGTTTATACTGATGTTATTAAAAGAACTTGTTACGGAATCCGCCTCACCGCCTCCAATGTCGCCGGCCAGGGTGACATCGCCGGTCTCTGCTTCGGACAGGCCAAAGTTTGTGACCTCCTGGCCATCTTCGTTGCAGCCTCTGACGACAACACGCCCGCCGCCCCCAGTCGTAAAGTAAAGGCTGAATTGATTTGACGGCGAAAGTGTTTTCTGTGCTGCCGGCAAGCCGGTTGAATAGTTGCCGCGCCCAGTGCCGATGTCGAAAGTGAAATTCGATAATGTAATTGTCGTGGGCCGTCTCAATTCGACGGCCCAGCGAGCGCGGCCAGAGGCGGCTCCGCCTGACGGCGCAGTGGGGAAGTCGATGGCGCTTGATGGGTCCAGCCGCCGGGAGGCCGTTGCTCTCGGGGTCAGGGCCGCCCAGGCAAGCGCGTCAGTGAAGCCTAGAGCCCGCAGGAAGGCGTAGAGGCCGAGGACATCGGAACCTGAGCGGTATTGGTCTCGGACGGTCCCTGCATTGGTGAAAACTGTAGACCAGTTAATGCCGCAAGCGGTTGTCGCATCGTTAGGGTCGGTGTCGGTGTTATAGACGACCTGCGGGGCTTCGTTAAAATCACGCTCTGCCGGGTTGTACGCCTCTGGCATATGAACATAAACCTCATCCCAGTCGGCGGCAGGGGGTGCAGATTCAACAGCGTAAACGTCCCTAATGGAGATCCAGTGCTTATTGAGTGCTTTGACAGTAGTGCCTTTGCGATAAAACTCACCAACGACGTAATCTCGGCTGGGGCAACCACGCCGTAGCGTTATGCGGGCTCCACCCGTAATCTTTACGGAAGTGGTTACGGCAACGACCTCTTCACCATTTACTGTTAGTGCTCGTGCGATACCGCCACCCGGAACGCCAGGCGACGTTTGCAGGATTGCCGAGCGCACCGGGGTACGACTGCCAGCAGATGTGCTCAGTTCAAGTGAGGCAGAGCGCTCGGATAGCGTTCTGCTGTCAACGACGCGACGGATGTAGACCTGTTTACCGATCGCCTTGCTGACGCCAGAAGCGATGGGGACCGCTGCATCGGTGCCTGATTGGGATAATGCAGCAGTGATATTGATTACTGTAGGGGCGCCCGAGGCCCAGGCGGATGCCGTGACAAGCGCTCTCCAGTCATCACCCTCAGGGTTTTCAACCCACACATAAGTTGCGCTCGGGAGAGAGTATCCGTCCTTCGCCAAAATTTGAGGGGTGGTGCCGGCAGCATCAGCCGCAAGCCCCTGGATCAGTGTGATCGTTGAGGCAGTATGTGCGGCGACCACACCCAACGCAATGCGGCGTATGGCAGGCACTTTGTCGATTGGGTTTAGCGGTACGCTGATGCGATCCACCACCCAGCTCTTATCTTGGGGGAAGGCATTACGGCGATAGCCGGTTGCAAGCGCAGCACAGGAACCGAAGGTAAAATTGCCATTAGAGCTGACAATCTCCCCGCCTAGATCTGCGCGGGCGCGGGCAGTGTGGCCAATACCGAAGACAGAGACTTCGCTGACGAAGGCATCGTTAATCACCAGGAGGTGGTGATGAGCGCGAGCTGGCTTGACGCGACGGCTGTTCGGGTCTGCGTCGATGTACGCCTGATAGGTGCTGGGTGTGATCCACGCTCCGCCGGAATAGATTTGCAGGCTGTTTACGTCAGTCTGCAGGCTGACACCCGTAAACTGCGCGGTGACGGAGGACTTCAGCCCCCCGAGATTATCCCCGTTGATGAAAAGGCCGCCCATGCCCCAGTCGGAGCGCAGGCTGATGCGTTCGGGGTAGGAGGACGCGCCCTTTGTCGTGTCCCACGCAATTGTTGGAGTGCCAGTAAATGGGCCTACAACTTGATACTCCGTGGTGCGGGCCGCGAGCAGCGCACTCGACAGGTTTGCGCTAGTCCCCAGTGAAGTTTGGACTTTGGCGTAGAAACCGTTAAGATGCGCCTGTGATGGATAGCCAAGGCCAAATAGTAAGTGTAGGGATCGGCTTTGATTGGGAGGGTCGCGGAAAGTAAAATCGACCGCGTGAACGTCGGGTGTTAGGTACAGAGCGCAGCGGATATTACTCCAGTCACTTGCAATATCCTCAGGAATGGGTGTCCATTGCGGTACAAGAGTTGTCTTGCGCAGGTCTTCCCCACAAAACGCCGCGCCACGGGGCAGAATGACACCACCCAGGGTGTCGTCATTAAATTTAATCAGTTCCTGCCACGTCGGTACTTTGTCGTTTGCCCATGCGGTCAGCGGGATAGCACTGGGATGATTACCAGGGTGGTTGTAGAGCGGCTGCGGACCCGCCCCCATGTGAATAATGACACAATCTCGATGTGCTCGGATGTCAGAGTATGTGTACCAATCAAGAGAAGTAATTATGGCTGCTTCAAGAACCGCTCGATTCAGCGTTTTGAACGGCGCATGTTTGGAGTAGCCGCATTCAAGTCGCTGGTTTCGCAGCCTTTTGAGCTTTTGGGCAATGATTTGCTCGTCGGTGCCGGTAGCTTCAAAGGCATTAAAATCGCCTGTTACGAATGTATCTCGACCAATATCAAAATCAACGTAGAGTTGAAACGGCGCCGTTAGAGGGTCCATGGCCTCCGTTGAGCCGGGGGCGACCAGTGCATTTCCTACGAGCTGTCGCAGACTCGAAGCTATGGCTCCAAGCTGCTCCCTGAAATTCTCCCAATCAACACCCTTGCCACCGCGACTGGTGCTATCACTTACGGAGTTGGGCTGTCCGCCAATCTTGACCCTAGGCATGGAAGGTCCTCGCTAGGTGCAAGCGTAGGCAAAGGCGCAGTCCTCCGCCACTCCGACCCCCTCTTTAAGCCGGATCTCTCCGGTGGTGACGAAACGAGCTGAGCCCGACATTAGGCTGCCATCTACGTTAGCCGCTGCTCCGGTTCCGACTACGAGAATCGCGGAGCTGTAGTAAAGGTCTCCCGGTAGCAAACCTTCAAAGATACTGCCTCCGCGTTTGGCGATCATCCAAAACTCAGCATCAGCCTTGCACCCTTTCTCCAGCATGAGCAGCAGGCGCATCAGGATAGTGGGATCTCCAATTCCCTCGCCAGACAGGCGGTCCACCATGAAATCCACCGTACCTGAGCCCGTGACCAGGGTTTTGATCGAGTCACCAAATTTGGCGCCAAGGCCGGTTGTCTGGGCAGCGGCAGCGTCCAATTCCAGTGACCAGCCCTTGAGGCTGGCCATGCACAGCCAGTCGCCGTCCAGTGAGGTGACGGTCATCTCACCAAACTCAACCAGTCCTAACCCCAGCAGCTCAAAGGCTTCCCCGTTTAGGGCTCCAGCTCTGGTGGAATAGAAGGAGATCCGGCCCGTCTGATCGAAGCTGGCATAAACAACCGCATCCCGTAGCTCTAGCCCTCTCTCCCATGGCCCACTGGTTGACGGAGAGTCATAGGGGCCGGAAGCCCCCCGCCAGGCCGGGGAGCGGTAAAGGGCCGTCTCAGGGAAGATCCCCATTCCACGGGGGGCAAGCGGGACTCCGCTTGGGCTAAGTAGTGGTAGGCCCAGTGGTGAGGAAATCTGAACTTCATCACCCGACCAGAGCCCCGTAACACCAGCTTGGATGGAGTTGGGCGGATCGCAGGGTGGCGGCGGCAGCACCACCAGCGGATCTGGTCTCTCGCGCTTCAGGCGCAGGCGCCCCTCACCGCCAAGAACTGCCATGGCCTAGAAGCCACCAGAGATGGGGCCATTAACTGTGAAAGAGAAGTTGGTAGCCAGTGCCTCTCCTACTGACATCGGGATAGACATGGAGTTGATAATAGCGTCTGCTTCCAACCTGACGTTAGTAGCCGTATTAAGGATAAATCCAAAAACATCGTTTGGAGTATTGTTGGCAAGAATGCGATTGAATAATGCTTTCACGTCTGGGTTTGTATCATTGTAGAGAACGGTCACCGATCCAGTGGCACCACGCAAAGATTCAATATAGGTGCGATCAAATACATTCAGCGATGTAGTCTCGATTACATCTTTTGAGATATTGAGCGACCAGTTACGGCAATGAGCAACCACTAGGCCGTTGCGCGAAAACGCGCCATCCTTGCCAGTGATTATTCCCCGTTCCACATTCCAACCCTGGCCTGCGGTCAGAGGTTAGCTGAGCCGTCCTCTCATCACCAGTGAGAGGGAGCTGTAGCCCTTCCTGACCGACTCCACTACGGGCTCCTCGGCAATCGTCCACGAGAGATAGGAGGGCAGCCCCTGCCCGGTGTCGGCCTCGATCCCGGCGAGCAGGCCAGGAGGGAACTCCACATTCAGAGCACCGCTGTAGCTGGTCCTCCAGGCGGTGATAGCTTTCTGGGCTTCGCTGTCGGGGATGGCTGGCCAGCCTGCGCTGATCCGTGCGCCGGTCATTCGATCGCCAAGCAAGATGGGCGTCTCCGCCCCATTCTTCGCCACGAAGGCTCGTCCAGGGTGGGCACCGGGCGTAGTCCTTCTGGTGCTGGGAATGATTGTGAGATTAAATGGAATCGCCATACTGCTATACCGTTGCCACTACTGCCAGTGTAGCCACTCGCGGGGAATCTACCGCGCCTGCATCGGTGGCTGTGGCGGTGATGGTGAAATTACCAGCAGTGGGAAAGGTAATATCTCTAAAAGCACCAGATCCGCTCAGGGTGGGACCGGCTGGGGATACAGACCATCCCCAGGTTACGCCAGTTGCATTACCATCAAAATCAGCGGTGTAGCTATATGCGACAGTGGTACTTGGCGTGGTGCTACCGGCAATTGATACACCATCAATTGCAATCACAGGTGCCCCTGTGATTGCAACTGTAAGATCATCGAACTGGGGGCTATCTGGTGCATTGGCGCTGGCGCGAGCCCTTACGGCATAAGTACCTGGATCTAAAAAGCGAATACTGGCGGCATTGCCCGACGCTATCACCACCGGATCTCCGCTGTCAGTAGACCAGAGCCAATTCAGGCCTGTAGCTGCGCCCGTATAGGCAGCGGTGTAGCTCAGCAATGCCCCGGTCGCGCCTGACGTGGGGCCGCTAACCGTGACGGTCCCGATTGTAGCTGCCGGCGCTATAGCGACCACTGTAACGGCCAGTGTCTTGGTCTTGGTGATACTGCCCGGCCCTACGACAGACAGGGTAATCACGTAGTTGCCACCCGTAGCCCAGGAGAATGTGGTTGACGGTGCACTTGGAGTCGCAATCGTGGGACTACCTGTACCGGACCATGAGTAGCTATAGCTCCCGGCGGGGCCGGAGACAGAGGAGCTATAGCTGCCTGTCGTTGCTGCCGCGACCGAAGACGGCCCTGCAATGGTGACACCTTGGAATA